CCTGATTGTATTGCGTAGGTTTTCTATTTCTTTATCTTTGGTCACTTCTTTACCTCACAACATTTTAATGTGTTACGTCAACTGTCTCTTTAAAGCTTGAATTTGGATGTCTATCTATAGTTTGCCCTCTCCTAGTTACTCGGCGCATACCGCCGTAAATATATATGTTTACAAACTTGATTTATAAACTTCTTTTATATGCTCATAGTTTTCGCAAAGTTCAATAATCAGCTCTGCCCACTCCCTCATGCCATCCCCTACACCATAGGTCAACACTTCATGTTCCATATCATTAATTACCCGTTCTGCCTTTTTATTTAATGCAACAACTTCCCTTTCAAACTCCTTATCATTCATTTGCCAACTCCTCAGATAATATACTAACAGCCTGCTCAGTGGTTAGGGCTTCCTCAACCGTTGCCCTATCAATTACATGCTGCCCTATGTCTTTTTTAAAGTTTTCTGGGTTCATTAACTCGTGGTCATCACTTTCAATACCATACATTGCGTTGTCACAAATACGCTTGAACGCTTCAATCGCTTTTTTATTTTTCATCGCCCCTCACTTTCCAATCTTTTTCCACAACGCGCACAGCGTCAATCACCTTCTGTTGGTGTTCGCACTTTTCCTTTAGCGCGTCATACTCTGATTTAAGTATATATTCTGTGTGCCAAATATTGCTTTCGTGTTGGTGTGTTCTTGCTGGTACATGGTTTGAACCACTATCTATATCGCCAGCCCATATATTTTCCGGCATTTCTTGTTTAATCATCTTCACAATCCTATCTATTGAAAACCCCTTTTCCCAGCCATTGGCTATAGACCATTTGTAAAAAACATCTATATCCAACCACTCATCACAAACCCTTATACCGCGTCCACCATAGCGATGAAATTTTGGATGTTTAGGGTTTGTGCATCTTTGCTTCATGTTTTGCCAAGAATTCTTAATCCCTGCAAAGGGGCTCCCTTTTGCATACAGACCGTTCTTGATATTCGGGTTTTTATCCCCTTTAAAGTCACTGTAATTTCTTCCCATGTTAAAATCCTCTTGGTTATTACATCATGGGTACAGCATCATCTAAAGGGGCTAACTAAAAGGGATTTCATCATCCAAATCATCATCCTGCACACTGCTCTGCACAGGCCTTTGCTCATCATCCCAAGACAGCTTTTTAATCTCATCGCCGAAACTCTGCACCACAACTTCCGTGCTATAGCGCTTAACCCCGTCCTGCTCCCAGCTGCGTGTTTTCATCTTGCCTTGCACATAAAGCAACGCACCTTTTTGCACGTAATTTTCTAAAAACGGCATAAGGTTTTTATTCCACACAACAACGTTAATCCATTCTGTATGCTCGACTTTTTCACCAGATTTATTTGTGTATTTTTCGTTAATCGCAAGGCTAAAGTTACACACTTGCGTACCGCTTTGTGTTCTTTTAAATTCAGGGTTTTTAGCAATACGCCCTATAAATTGACATTGATTTAACATTTTTCACTCACTTTCTTTAACAAGTTTTCTAATTCAATTCTGTTTTTTTCCATCCACTGTACTTTTAAATATTGTGGTGTATCTCGCTTAGGAAATTCTTGTAGCAGCTTCCTTGCTATGCGCATTCTAAAATACTTCATAGCTTTTCACCGCGTCTTCATAATGCCCCAGAACGTGCTTGTATAGCTTTTCCGATGCATCTTTAAAGTTATTCATATCGTCTTCATATTGCGACCAATGCTCTTGGAATTCTTCAAGGCTTTGTGTTTTTTTCTTCTTGTCCAAGTCGGCAATAATCTTCTTGGCGGCAGCTTTGTAAACCTTCATTTGTGCAGCCTTTTCTTGCGCTGCAATCTCTGCAGGTGTTGGCTCTGGCTTTTCCTCTGGTGGTAAATCTTCACCATGATAGATATACAATCCAATACCATGAGCGGCTATAGCCTTTGCAAGACATCGTTGCATGCTTGTGTTTATCTGCATTGCATTGGGGTTTTTAATCGGCTGGTTTTTGTAATCAAGCACAGGTAGCTGCATTGTGCGGGGCTTATCAAACATTGTTACAGTGCAGTAAATCATTACAGAACCATCTGCAAAAACTTGCAAATCGCCATATTCCCAAGTAGCGTCATTGTCGGCTTTAAGCATCTCATCTAGCGCATAAGACCACGATAGATAATTAAACTTGTTCTTTTTCTCTATATGGTCGCTAACGTCAATCTTGCGCAGTTTTTCGTAGTTTGTTTCCTGCTTTTTCTTATCGGTCATTTGTATTTCCTTTCCATTTGTTAACCAGATATTACACAAGCGTTTTCGCCGTGTCAAACTATTTATTGTATTTTTTTGTCATTGACGATTACTTACAATATGTGCTAGCTTAACGGCAAATAATTAATAAGAGGTAACGATGTATAAATTATTAATGTTTGGAATTTTTGTATTGCTAATGTGTGGCTTGGTGTCATATTCCACAAAAGCACACGAATACAACAAATCATATTGCAAAGAACAAACACAACGCAGTTATGATGACTGCATGATTATGATGGGGGAATGATGTTAGAAGCAGAGAAGCACAGAAAAAGCTGGCACAAGCGTATTGCTGATAGCGATTATACACAGCGAGAAATTGCGGAAAAACTCGGCAAAGATAAAGAGTGGTTAAACAGGGTGCTAAAAAACCCTGCAAAGGATATATATTTATCAACTTACAAAAAAATAGAAAAGATGTTGCAGAAATTAGGAATATAGTTATAATAGCCGTTCACATATACACGGTTAAAGCAGGGTTCGGTTATTGCCAGCCCTGTTTTTTTGTGGCAACATGTAGCAATGATATGTATTGAATTACCTCTGCACGTAATCCCAGCCGTTAAGAAATCACACGGCAAGAAATATATCATCAATCTCAACAATTACTGCAACTGGCATTTTCACGTTAAGAACAATGTTAAGAAAACATATCAGGCAGAGATTGCGCACAAGCTGGCAAATATAAAATTCTACGGCAAAATAAAGCTTACATTCAAGCTACACATGGGAAGCAAGCGCAGAGTTGACCGCGCAAACGTGCTATGCATTCATGAGAAATATTTTTGTGATGCATTGGTAGAACAGCGTTGCATACCAGATGATTGTGACCAGTACATTGAAAGCACCACATACAAAACAGGGGCAATCAGCAAAGATAACCCCTGTGTTAAAGTTTATATTGAAGAGCTATAGAATTTCTATGTATTCCTCATCACACAGCAAGCAATACCGTGTGTAATTTATCCATTTACCTTTAAGCATTAATTTTGGCATTATCTAACCCCCGTTGCAATTTTAAGCTTAGCAAGCTCTTCAATTATTAGCTCTTGCCTTGCTAGCATTATTTGCATTGTTTCGTTTAAGTCGGAAATCATGAGCGCTGTATCGTCTTCGCGCTCTTCTACCAAGTCGTAAAATTTTTGTGGTGGTTTATAGTTTTGTCGCATAGTTATCTATCTTTCTGTCATCGTCTTTAATTATCGTCATTGTGTGTGTGCATGTATTCCATAGCCCGTCATTATAAACTTCCTCATCGGTAAAGGTTACAGCATCTTCTAAGCGCGGTATGTCACGCTGCTCAATACCTCCAGATGTAAACGGGCTTATCTTTGGCTTGTTTTCCATTATGCAGCCTTTTTCAATTTAACATTATTCTTGCCCTGCGCTCTTGCGTTAAGCAGAAAGCGATAATTGACATGCGCACGCTCAGCTATTTCTATTGCCTCACGCAGGTCTATATACCCTGTTCTACGTGCGTACTCTGTGAAAGCAAATAACGCTTCTCTTTTCTGCACGTTGCTAAACTCTGGCGCTTTTTCAATGGATACATAATCTTGATAGAGTGCATGTAACATAAGCGCTCTTTTAATTTGTACTTTCATTTATTTACCTTTCTTTAATTTTTTCTAGAAACCGTATTGACATGTCCGATATTATACCCCATTATGGGCATAGTCAATAGCTAAGAGGAATTATTTTTATGACAGCCAAAGAGAAAATACAAACATGGAAGTGGCGCATTGCGAAAGCTGGTTACAATCAGAGCACATTCAGTGAAAAGTTTGGATACGAAAGAAAAACTGTTAATTCATATGTTAACGGCAAGATAAATCCGAGTTTAAAAACATTTGATGAGATTGAAGGCATCTTGCAGGAATTAGGGGTCTAACATGAGCGAGGGATGGATAAAATTACATAGAAAAATGAATGACTGGGAGTGGAAAGATACACCTAACACATTTTGCTTGTTTATTCATTTGCTCTTAAATGCAAATCATAAGAACAAAAGACACAAGGGTGTCATGGTTAAAAAAGGTCAAATTAAAACGGGTAGAAAGCTATTAGCTCTGCAGACAGGATTAAGCGAAAGGGAGGTTAGAACTTCGCTAGAACACTTAAGAGAAAGCAAGGAGATCGCCATCCAACCGACCAACAATTTCTCAATAATAACAATGGTTAACTGGGAAAAGTACCAAGCGACCGACCAGCCAATCGACCAAGTACCGACCAACGAGCGACCAAGTACCGACCAAGTACCGACCACAAACAAGAATGATAATAATGATAAGAATGTAAAGAAAGGTAATAGAGGCTCACGCCTTCCAGATGACTGGACTGCTACAGATGATTATATCAACTTTGCCCTTAAGGAAGGGTTAACGATAGACGCAGCAAATCGAGAGGCGGATAAATTTAAAGATTACTGGCACAGCGCAACTAAAAACGCAGTTAAGAAAGATTGGTTAGCAACGTGGCGCAACTGGATTAGAAACAATAAGGATTACAATAAAAATGCAAAATCAAATAATAAAAGCTCAGTCGAGAATTTCATTGAGGGCTTCAGCGGCAGAAATATTGAAGACTTTGGAGGTATGGGATAACGAGTATAGAATTGGCAAAATGCCTGTTGTGGTTGATGATAACCTAAAACAAATCGCAAGCGATACACGTAAGCAGCTAGCGCCTGTATTGCAAGCAAGAGTTAGCAAGCAATGGCTTAAGGATAGAATTATGACGTTGCTCATGCACTGGCACAACAAAGAAACGCCACAGCAGATAATTAACGCTATGTCCAGTGACTGGATAGATGTACTGCAAGATTTTCCCCAGTGGGCTATTGAGGAAGCGATTGTTGATTACAACAAGACGAGCGAATATAAACCCGTACCTGCTAATATTGTTAAACGTGCAGAGCAAGCTGCTAGCAAATACCAAACGCTAGATTTTAAATGCAAGCTCATAATGCAGGCAGGCAACACGGCAAAAGAGAAAACCACAGACGCTGAGAGTAAAGCTAGAGTTTCAGCGATGATGGATGAGGTGCGTAAGAACATGACGCAGCATAAGGATGAAGAAGTTAAAACCGGATACAAGAAACTTAACTAGAGGAAAGTGAAATGAAGTACGCACAAAAGGAAACAATAGGCGACTGCACGTTATATCTTGGCGATTGCATGGACGTTATGCCCACGCTTGGCAAGGTTGATGCGGTGGTTACTGACCCGCCTTATGGGATAAACGAAAACAGCAAAAAAGTAGCGAGCAGGGGCAAGATTGCAAAAGCAATAGATTATGGTGATTTTGATTGGGATACTCAAACACACCCTGCAGCCATAGATTTTTGCCTGAGAAACTCTAAGCATCAAATTATATTTGGTGGTAATTATTACGACTTGCCCCCTACGTCATGTTGGTTGGTTTGGGATAAACAGAATGGTTCAAATGATTTTGCAGACTGTGAACTGGCGTGGACTAATCTTAAAAAAGCCGTTCGTTTAATTCAATGGCGTTGGAATGGTATGATTAGAAAAGGTGACGATGTGCGAGAACACCCAACACAAAAACCACAAGGAGTTATGGAGTGGTGTTTAACACACATACCAGACGCACAAACAATCCTTGATCCCTTCATGGGCAGCGGTACAACAGGCGTTGCTTGCGCAAATACAGGGCGCACATTTACAGGGATAGAGCTTGAGCAGAAATATTTTGACATAGCCTGTAAACGAATAGAGGAAGCATACAAGCAGCCTGATATGTTTGTTATGCAAGATAAACCGCAACCAGTAGAAAACCTTGATATGTTTGGAGAGAAAGCATGAAACAACTAAAACCGACACACAAAACAAAAGCAGGCATTGAAGCAGAAGTGTATGAATTTGACCCGTATGCAAAGCCTGATTGGTTTTGCGATATGATTAAAAAAGGGCAGGCGCAGGTTTTTAAAATGAAAGATGGCACGTATACAGCCAAACTTGGCAACAAGCGCGGGATGTACACAGCGTTTATTGGTGACTACATTGTTCGTGATATATTTGGTCATGTGCATGTTGTAAGCCAGAAAACGTTTGCTAGTCGCTATGAGAGGGTTTAAAAACATAGCGCAACGGGCTGAGGTTTGCCCGTGAGTGCGATGAAATTAAAATAGGTACATACGAACGCCCCAAGCCTATTTTGTGAATTCTGGGGCTAATTTGGAGGAAAGTAAAATGAACATTGAACACTTAGTATTCCAACGCACAAAACGATTGCGTGCTAGGGCAAAGGCGCAGGCCGTTTATATTTTAGAATTGGAGCGTAAAAATGCTAGATTGGCTAAGGAAATTGATTACATCAAAGAGCAAGGAGTTCAGCGATACATGCTTGCAAAGCTACAGGATAAAAACGAACGTGTGTCTAACAACTGATTTTCAAATGGCAGCATTGGGGCTAAAAAACCCTTTTGATATGTTTGGGATTTTTTAAATGGCGGCTATATACAAGATAGAGGGCAATCGCAAGAAATACAGGATTAAGCAATTCCTGATAGACCTAGCGCCAGATTTTTGCTGGTGTACTGGTGAGGATTTATTTTTAATGATGGAAGTTGAACACGAAGACGTGCAACAACATTGTTTTGAGCCAGTGCTTAGCAGAATGAAAGCAGATGGTTACTTTTGGTTAAAGGTGGTTGATGGTAGGGTCTATTATTTAAACAGAAAAGGAAAAGTAAATGATTGATATATTAATAATTACAAATGCAGCTTGGTTTGTTGTGATGCTGCTTTATGCCTTGAGGCATGTTTGTGTTGTTCGGAAGTTAAGAGGGATCGCTAGCAATGCGCTGAATAAGAATAACAAGTGTCTCGATAAGTGGAGCTTATCCCAAGACAAGAGGATTGAAACATTAGACAAGTATAAGGGTGTTAAGCTCGAATTGTTTACGCTTAGCAATAACTACAGGACAGAAGCTAATAAAGTAACTCATCTTGAAAACCTACTAGAGCGCATAAAAAATTGCACTTGCGTAATGCGTGATGAAAACGGGCGCTTTGTTAAGCATGTAAAAATTGCGGATGAGTTGTTGACTTACAAGAAAACATTTGCTAAAGATTAAGTGTATTAAGTTTCTCACTGCGTAACAGTATCTTACTGCGTAATGTGTTTATTTGATTACCTTTCCTGAACCCCCTGCGTTGTGTCACCTTCGCGGGGGTTTTGGTATTTAGGGCAAAAAAAAGACCACATTGCGCGGCCTCAAGTTCTAGGAAGAAGTTCAGCGCTAACCATAGCACAAATGTTTTAGCTTGTCATGCTTGGGTGTTTGAAATATAATCAGCTTGTTATTTAATTTAATCCCAAAGCTGAAGGGCAGGCAAATGGCTAATTACATTACATGGATGAATTTAAACATGCCAGCGGGCAAAGATGGTGTATTACCAATGCAGGGCAATCCAGTAGCGGCAACTGTAACACCAGCAAGCGGTGTAGCAAGCGCAGTAGCCCCAGAGGGCGCACAATACGCTGTTGTATGGGCAGATGTACCAAGCGCAGTATCGGCAAGCGTGCTGAAGGGCGTTAACGGTGATAACTTAGGTGATGGCAAGGCGATTACAATCCCTGCTAACACGATGATTGAAATTCCCAATGTTATTGTTGGCAAGACAACTATCACAATGACGGATGCATAATGGCTAAAGATAAACTCACCGATAAGCAAGAAATGTTTTGCCGTGAGTATTTGGTAGACCTTAACGCAACACAGGCAGCCATACGTGCAGGATACAGCGAAAAAACAGCTAAAGTTATAGGCGCGCAAAACTTATCAAAACTTAATGTATCGGAACGCATTGATAAATTAAAAGAAAAGCGTCAAAACAAGGTTGAAGTTTCTGCTGAATACGTCCTGCAAACAATCCTTGATACGGTAGAGCTTTCCAAGCGTGACGATGATAAGCAAAACATCTATAAAGGCGCTGAGTTATTAGGAAAGCACCTATCACTATTCAGCGACAAGATATTAAATCAACAATTAGATAAAGATGGCAACCCAACCGACGCACCAGCAATAGAGGTCAAGCTTGTCAAACCAAACAATACAGATAACGATACCTGAAGCCTTTGAACCATTGTTTACACCATCACGTTACAAGACGTTCTATGGTGGACGTGGCGGGGCTAAATCTCACAACTTCGGCAGAGCATTACTTGTTAAGGGCATGGAAAAGCAAATGCGCTTTCTTTGTGCTCGTGAATTGCAAGGCAGTATCACAGACAGTGTTCACAAGCTGCTATCCGATATTATTGACCACCACAATTTAAGTTGGTTTTATAAGGTTACGCAAAACGCTATCCGAGGCAAGAACGGCACAGAGTTCTTTTTTAAGGGTTTA